AAGTCGGGGAAGTACCTACGAACCTTTTTAGTCATGCTATCGTAGTAGGGTATGACCACTTCTTCACTTGCCCATTGTAGTACACTAGGGTTGATATCAAAGTATTTCATACACCTTCTCTCCCACATAGACCGATAGATAATGTTTTCACTATTACCCATGTACTTTGTAGGGTTGATTGGCTTGTATTTACCTTTGTATTTCTGTGATCTCTCTGACATATTCATATAAATAGTTATAAAAGTATTTATAGGAAAACTATGGGCAATCCATTTCAACGACTAAAGTCATTAAGAACCAACATACTTGGTGGCGGTGAAGGAGGCACAACTACATCTATAGCAAGACAAACTCCTATCGAGTTGGCTCAAGAATCCCCTACGAGTAGATTGAACAAAGATCCATTAGATTTCTCATCCTTATCATATCCACTAGATTTAATTAATGATGTAACTAATGGTCACTATATGTTATTCTATATCAATGTACAGAATAAAACAAGGTTTCCTTATACACGAGCAGATAATGGGCTATATGTGCAGAAAAGAACACAGAAGAAAAAAGTTAGTGTTGGTTTTGGTGAAGGACAAGTAGATCCAGGATTAGCAAAGCTTGTACCTAAATATGTTGATGAAGAAATTCATGAAGGTGGTGGTGCTACTCAAGGATCACCTAGTCGACAAGGACCTCTGGATATGATAAATTATAGCGATGCTCAACTTCTTCGCCCAAGTTCAACTAAAATGAGAAGAGGTTTTTCAGACACAGAGACCATGCGAAATGCAACAGTAAGAATTAAAGAATCTATTGCTATATACCTACCTCCTAATGTTCAAGACAACTACTCTACCAAATACTCTGGAGCAGAAACAGCAATACTAGGGTTCATGGCAGCATCAGGTGGTAAATTTTTAGATGCTTACAGAAATAATAATTATAAAGAAGCTGCACAACTTTTTAAGGATACAGCTGGAGGCGCACTTGCAGAAATGGGAAAAAGAACAGCAGCTGCTGCGCTAGACCTTATCACAAGTTCCGAAGGTGCTCTTGAATTAGGAGCTAAAATATATGGCGCAACAACGAATCCTTATATGGAAGTATTATTTGGTGGAGTTGATTTAAGAACATTTACATATAACTTTACATTTGCACCAAGAAACAAAAAAGAACAAGACGAAGTAAAAAAAATTATACATACCTTTAGATTTTATCAAGCACCCGAATTAAGAAATAACCAAAGTATGTTTATGGGGTTACCCGCTGAATTTGATATACATTATATGTATATGCATGAAGATGGTAAGGTAACTGCTGAATCACCCACAGGAGAAAATACATTTTATAATAAAATTGCTACCTGTGTATTGACAAATGTTAGTGTTGATTATACACCAGGTGCAGTACATTCCCATGCTGATGGTTCACCTGTTCAAATCAAGATGTCTTTAAACTTCTTAGAAACACAAATGATTACAAAAGATTTTGTAGAGGCGGGGTATTAGATGACATATTTTGGGTATTTTCCTTTAATGGCATATGATGTCAAGGGTACAAAAAACTTTAAACTTGTACCACAGATACTGAAACGAGTAAAACTTCGTTCAGGTATACGAAGTGGTATGTTTTTGTTTGATAAGTATGATGTAAAAGACGGTGAAAAACCTGAAGATGTAGCATTCAAATGGTTTGATGATGCTGGTTTGCATTGGGTTATACTCATGACCAACAATATCACAGACCGATACTATGAATGGCCAATGACACAACCACAGTTTCAAGGATACATAGAGGATAAGTATGGCGTTGATAGTATTGATGGCACACACCACTATGAAATAACACAAACGAGTGGTAGGACGGCAGGTCAAGGACCAAGTGACTATTCGTATCTAGTTGAGTGTAATTCAGACGAGGCAGGCGCCTCTGAGGTCACCAATAGAGAATATGAACAAAGAATACAAGATAATAATAGGCAGATAAGATTATTAGATAGAAAGTATTTAGGACAATTTGTAGAAGAATTTGAACGATTGATACAGGAGTAATAAAATGGCAGGCGGCAGACCAGGTGGAGCAGATCAAGATACCCTTAATTTTCCAGGTGATTATAGAATTGAAAATTTTTATCTAATAAATTCAGTTGGTGAAGAATTACAGTTAGCAATGGCTATAGTAGCAGAGTTAAATATCTACGAGGATATTAATGCCAATGCTGTTACAGGCTCTATGAGTATGCATGATAGTCACAATATCATCGCCAATGCTAAACTACACGGTAACGAAAGACTTAAATTTAAACTATCTACGCCAGGTACATCAAACAATTTTATGGATACGGTGGATGCTACCGAAGAAACAGGTTACCCTTTTCATATATACGCATTAACGGATAAAATAATACAAAGTGAAACTACAATGACTTATACATTGCATTTTTGCTCAAAGGAACTACTTCGTAATATAAGAACAAAAGTAAGTAGAGCGTATAATGGTGGTCTTGCACAATCAGTTGTGAATATATTGCGTGATAAGGATGGATTGAACAGTAGAAAAAACATTTACTACGAAGAAACACGAAATGCAGATAATATAGTTATACCTAATATGCGACCTTTTGATGCCATCAACCTTATATCAAGAAAAGCATTGTCTAAAAATGCGAAGGGTGCTGGATATTACTTCTATGAAACAACAAAAGGGTTTCATTTTCGCAGTTATGAGAGTATGCTGGCGCATCAAGGCTTACATGCTCGAGATGAGATAATTACTTTATTATATGAACCCCAAAAAGTAGGAACTTCTGGTGATAGAATATACTTCAATCAACACAGCGTTGAATCTTACGAGGTTATGCAACATTTTGATACACTAGCACAACAAGCAATGGGTACCTATGCAAGTCGTATTATCACACACAATATGTACGATAAGTCTTATAATATCAAAGACTATCACTACCACGACCAATTTGCTGATATGTTTCATGCTGACCAAGTCAGTAATAGATCCAAAAGAAATTTTGCTATGAGTGATACACCGGTTGATAATGACCCAAAGGGGTATGCACCAGGAGACAAGACAGTAAGTGATTACCCGAATAGTCATGTTGTATTACAAAGCTCAACAAGATTTCTACATGGTGAGAATACTGGTATCTTTGGAACAGACCCCGATTCAGAAGGATTGACAGAAGCAATACGAATGTCGCAAGAAAATCAAGTGGAGAACTCAACAAGGATTAAGATTGTTATACCTGGTCATAGTTACCTACAAGTAGGTGATTTAGTTGATTTTAAGTTACCCTCACTAGAACCCAATAAAGGAGAACATATTCGGTATGGATTAGATGAGTTTCATTCAGGTCGCTATGTTGTATCAAAGCTTTACCATCGAGTTATAGACGGTTACTATAAGATGATCCTCGAATGTGTTAAAGATAGTGTTGTACGAGAGTATACCAATTTATCTGATGAGAATTTCGCAGGAAAAGAACCTCCTCAAGGTCAAACACAAAACCTTGAAACATATGAAGATATTACCACAACAGGCGCCAAGAAGGGATACACATACGGACTATAGATTCGTTCTATAAATAGATATATGAACAAAAACGAGAATACATCAAAGGCAACCAAGAGATGTACAAGCTGTAAACATTCATGCCATTGTAGAGATATATGTACCGTAAGAGAGGATGATTATGAGGTATCCATATGTGAATGTAAGGACTGTCGATGTACTATAACAGATAATATGTAGTAAGTCAAGCAAAAACCCGTAAGGGGTTAATCGTTGGTTTCCATAGGTAATAGTTTGTATACAAAGTGTTTAAAGGGTGGATGCCGAAGATAGTTTGTATACCAAGTAAATAGGGATAAATGATAGAATCCTGGCGCTATAAAGACCGCAGGGTATCGGAATAAAAAGGAAAAGATTATGGCAAATTTTATGGGCAAGAATGGATTTCAATGGTTCGTTGGCGTTGTTGAGGATCGCCAAGATCCTAAACACCTAGGACGCATACGAGTCCGTGCGTTAGGCTATCACACAGAGAACCTCACAGACCTGCCGACTGCTGACTTACCATGGGCACACCCTATGAACCCTATCACAAGTGCT